TAATACATAAAGCTCAGAAAATGCTTTATTAACTTTTTTCATTATTTCTTTTTGTTCTTTGTTCATTTTATCTCCTTTATTATTTTAGTTAATTTGAACATGAGTTAATTAATACCAGATTAAATAATATATGCAAACTAAATGATAACTTGATAGAAAATAGATTAACACCAAAGAAACAACTATAAATAGAATTAAAATACTGTTGCAAATATGCAACACTTAACTACATTAGAACGATTATAAACTATGGCAAATAAAACCAAATACAGCAAAGAATTAATAGACTCTATTATGAAAGATTTAGCAGAGGGAATTAGCATTAAAGCTAGTTTAAAAAATCATTCAATATCATGGGAATGTTTTAGAAAATGGTTATTAGATGAAAAAAAATACCCATCATTAAGAGGGAAATATACTCAAGCCAAACAAGATGGCATTGAATACAGTTTATCAGATGCTCAGAGCTTAATTAATGAAGCTGTCCAGGATAGCAAATTCAAAGAAAAAACTGACTTAGGATCTACTCATTTAATAAAAGAATTTATATCACTTGCTAAATGGAGAGCAGAGAAATTAGCTCCTAAAGTATATGGAAAGAATGACAATTTAAAGGTTTCTGGCGATAGTAATTCACCATTGATAGTTAAATGGAATGGTTAGAAGTATTGGTTTAATTGGATATTGTTTAAATTCATTCAACATTTAAACACAAAGTTGTCCAAAGATATTATAGAGTTTGAGCTGCAATCTGCCAAAATGTTAAGAAGATCAACAGAAATAATACAGACAGAATACAAAGAGAATACAAAGTGTTTAATAAGCTAGTAAAATAGTCATAAGCTATTGATTAAATATCAATTGGTTTATTTATTTGGTTATTTCCTGAGGTTTTGGTGGGTTTTATAAGACCATACACACCGATTTAGATTTCGGTGGCTTGTTAAAAATGATGGAAGTTACACACAACTAGATTAGGAAATTTATGATGGATTTTGACGACAACGAAAAAGGTTACTCAGCAGTAATATATATTATGGAAAGCAGTAATTCTGTTGTTGTTCACTTTGGAGGATTTAACGATCTTAGAGAATGTAGATACTTCTCCTCTCACATCATGGAAGACTTTGGCATTGAGCAACTTCTAAACGTACCTCAAGGAGTTACAGTACATTAGGGGGGTTTTGTTTTTAAATGCCAGAAATAATCATTCCATATAAGCCAAGAGAACTCCAAAATTTTTTGCATAAAAAAATTGATAAGCACCGATTTAGTGTAATCGTAGCTCACAGACGAAGTGGTAAAACAGTTATGCTAGTTAATCACATGATTAAAGCAGCACTTACTTGTCCTTTGCCAAACCCAAGATATGCTTTTATATCTCCTACCTTTAAACAAGGTAAGGCGACAGCATGGGATTACATAAAACAGTTCGCTGGTAAAATACCAGGAACTAAGTTTAATGAGTCAGAATTAAGATGTGATCTTCCTACAGGAGCAAGGATTACAATTCTTGGGGCTGAGAACGATCAAGCCTTGAGAGGAATTTTTTTAGATGGTTGTGTTTTTGACGAAACTCAAAGCATTAAACCTACAATCTTTCCAGAGGTTATAAGACCAGCTCTGGCAGACCGAAAAGGGTGGTGCGTATTTATTGGAACACCAAAGGGTAGAAACTATTTCTTTCAATTGTACAAAGATGCACAAGAGAACAAGGATTGGTACTCTGGTTTATTTAAAGCTAGTGAAACTAATATATTAGATCCTGATGAATTAGTTGCTGCAAAGCAAATGATGTCAGAGGATTTATACGAACAAGAATTTGAATGTTCTTTCCAAGCAGCTATCACAGGCTCTTATTATGGTGCTTTAATCGAAAAATTAGAGTCACAGAATAGGGTTACTGATAATTTGTATGATGACAACCTTGATACTGAAACATGGTGGGATTTAGGTCTTAATGACAGCACAGCGATATGGTTTGTCCAAAGGTACAAAGGAGAGATTAGATTAATAGATTATTATGAAAATGCTGGTGAGGGTTTAGATCACTATGTAGATTATGTTAATCGTCAAGATTTTGAGTATTCAAAGCATATAGCTCCCCATGATATTAAAGTTAGAGAAATAGGTAACTTTGGTAAATCAAGATTGGAGAGTGCTTTAGAATTAGGGATTGCTTTTGAAGTAGCACCAAAACTATCTATCGAAGATGGGATTGAAGCTGTAAGAAAAGCACTTGCTAATTGTTGGTTTGACAAAAATAAATGTCAAAAAGGATTAGAGAATTTAAAAGCCTATCAAAAAAGATGGGACGACAAGAATCAATGTTTTAGAAATAAACCAATGCACAACTATGCTTCTCATTGTGCTGATGCCTTTAGAACTGGTGTAGTAGGTGAGGGTGTGGAAGTTAGTGATTGGGACGAAGAAATACCAGTCGAAACAAATTATATAGTTTAATATGGCAGACAAAGTAACAGAATTAGAATTAAAAAATATTATTGGTCAAGAGATAAATAACTCTATGGGTTATATGGGTGGAAACCTATCAGCTCAAAGAAAAAAATCTTTAGAGTATTATATGGGAGAACCATTAGGTACTGAGATTGATGGAAGATCACAAGTCGTATCAACTGATGTTGCAGATACTGTTGAAACCATCTTGCCAAACCTACTTAAAATTTTCACAGCATCAGATCAAACTGTAAAATGCGAACCCCAAAAAGCTGAAGATGTAGCACTTGCTGAACAAGCAACTAACTATATCAATTATATTTTTAACAAAGACAATCCTGGATTTAGTATTTTATACACATGGTTTAAAGATGCGTTAATTGAAAAGAATGGAATTGTAAAAGTTTATTGGGACGAAAGCGAAAGAGTTGAGCAAGAAACTTACGAAAATTTAAACGATCAAGAATATCAAATATTAATTAATAATGATGATGTTGAAGTTGTTGAAGAAGAAAGTTTTGTTGATGAAAAAGCAAAAGAACAACTTGAGCAAATAAAAGCACTAGCCGAAGCACAGGGTCAAGTAATGGAGGATATACCAACTCCTAAATTACATAACTGTATTATTAAAAGAACCTCAAGTTCTGGCAAAGTTAAAATAGAAAATATCCCACCTGAAGAATTTTTAATTCAAAAGTCAGCTAAGAGTATTGAAGATGCAGATTTTGTTGCACACAGAGTTTTAAAAACTAGATCCGATTTAATTCAAATGGGTTTTGATAGAGATATAGTTGATGATCTTCCTACTGAAAATACTGTAACAATGAATGATGAAAGATTAGCAAGGTTTGCTGATATAGATGAAAGTCCATTACATGATGCACCTGATGAGAGTACACAGGATATAGAAATATATGAGTGCTATGTTAAAATTGATATGGATGGTGATGGTATTTCAGAGCTTAGAAAAGTCATAGTAGCTGGTGGAAACGCAAACACAATTTTAGAAAATATGCCTTGCGATTTCATTCCCTTTTGTTCACTTACTCCAGTTCCTATGCCACATAGATTTTATGGTAGATCAGTTTCAGAATTAGTCGAAGATGTGCAGTTAGTTAAATCAACTGTTATGCGTCAGTTATTAGATAATATGTATTTAACTAATAATAACAGAGTGGCTATTATGGACGGAATGGTAAACTTGGACGACCTATTAACATCAAGACCAGGTGGAGTTGTAAGAACTAAACAACCACCAAGTCAGGTTATGCTGCCAATGCAAAACCAAACGATTTCACAACAAGCATTTCCATTATTAGAATACTTAGATACAGTTAGAGAAACTAGAACTGGTGTTACAAGATATTCACAAGGCTTAGATGCAGATAGTTTAAATAAAACTGCAACTGGTGTGAATACTTTAATGAGCCAATCTCAAATGAGAATGGAACTAATCGCTAGAGTGTTTGCTGAAACAGGAATTAAAGATTTATTTAGAAGAATATTTGAGCTTACAGTTAAGTATCAAAACAAAGAAAGAATTGTAGAATTAAATAATAAGTTTGTACCAGTTAGTCCTACTGAATGGAAAAACAGATGCAACATATCAATCAATGTTGGCTTAGGTGCTGGTTCTAAAGATCAACAAATTGTTATGCTAAATAATATTTTACAAAAACAATTACAGGCTTTCCAATTACAAGGTAACAAAGAATATCCAATGGTTACTTTAAAAAATATTTATAACTCCCTTGCTAAAATTATTGAAGAAGCTGGACTTAAAAATGTTGAAAACTATTTTGTTAATCCAGATGAGGGCAAACAATTAGTTCAACCTAGTCCTCCACCTGAACCAACTCCAATAGAGAAAATAGAATTTACTAGAATAGCATCTGAAGAAAAACGAAAAGTTGCAGAACTAGAATTAGAGTCTAAAAAATTAAAAGCTGAAACAGCAGAAGCTATTTTAGGTTTTGAAACTAAGATTAAGGAAATGGAGCTAAAGTATAATACACAACTTGATGCAGCTAAAATAAAAGCTGATGCTGATATAGAAAAATTAGTAACATCAAATAGAAATAAAACTTTCCTTGCAGCACAACAATCATCAGACAGACTAGATCAACAAGTGGATAGTTTAGATGGACAACAACGAACAGGACAAGCTCAACCAGGAATTGACCCAAGCGAACAAGGCTAAGGCATTATTTCAAGACCCATTATTAAAAGATAGTTTTGATAAATTAAGAAAGTTGTATTCAGAAAGTTTATTTAATACTGGTGCAAGTGAAACAGATGCCAGAGAAAAACTTTGGTTAGCCTATAACGTAGTCAACAAGGTAGAACAAAATTTATTAGAAATGATTGATACAGGAAAACTAGCTTCTAAGCAGTTAGAAGATTATAGAAAAAGTATCGACAATAAAAAATTCTAATCACTAAGGTTAGGATAAGCCAACCTCATAAGAGGAGCTTAACTTACAAGGAAACACAATGTCAGACAATCAAGGCAATCCTTTACAAGGATCTGAAACTGATGTGCAAAAAGCACAAAAAGCAATTAATGGATTATTAAACCCATTAAATCCAAAAGAAGAAGAAGTGATAGGGCAACAAGATGCTCCTAAAGAAGAAAATCAACAGAATTCTCCTGAACCACAAAATGAGGAATTGCAAGTCGATCAACCTCAGGAACAGGAAATAATGGAAGAAGAATCGCAAGAGGAAACTTCCGAAGATGTATCTCAAGACGAAGAACAAATTGATACTCAAGAGAAACTAGAAGATTCCCCATTTTATACTGTTAAAGTAAATGGACAAGAATTAGATGTTACCCTTGATGAGTTGAGAAATGGTTACTCAAGAGATGCTGACTATAGACAAAAGACTGAAGAACTTTCTCATCAGAGAAAACAATTTCAATCTGAGTCCGAAAAGCAAAGACAAGACTATTCTCAAAAACTCAATGAGTTGAATCAGAGATTGTCAGTTGCTCAACAGGATTTAAACGCAGAAATTAATTCTGCTGATTTAGATAAACTGTACGAAGAAGATCCAACAGAAGCTGCAAGAGTGGAAAGAAAG